GTGGCCCTCTCTCCCCCAAAACCCGGGGATGGCGGCCAAAGATCAACTTTTCCGGCGGAAACCGACCGAAGTTCGTCCGATGTGGACGGAATGACTCCGGAACACTCCGATGTGGACACAGAAACCGGGGAGAGAGGTGCCCCCGCGCTGTCTCAAGTGGACCGCGACGTGCTGAAGATCGCCGATACCTGGTACAACCGGGGCGCTGACCTGCACGCCATCGTGCGCGACCGGTTGGGCTGGACGCCGATCCGCTTCGCGGCCGAGTTGAACCGCCTCATCGACACGCCCGAGGCCCTGGCCTATGCCCCGGCGCTGGTCAACCGCATGCGCCGCATCCGTGCGGACGTGTCCAGCGTCCGCGGCGGCCGCCGGCGAGGGGCCAAGCGATGACATCGATACCTTTGGACCCCGAGGACTATGCGGTCGAGGTGCTTCACGCCCTGGCCGTCGACGAGCAGGACGGGATGCGCCACACGGTGAGGCTCGGCCCGTACTCGATCTGGTGCGCGATCACCGCCCTACAGTTGGCCAGCCGGCACCCGAACCTCTCGGCGCCGATGTGCGCCACGCTGCGCCGCATCGGCGACACGTTGGCCGTCGAGCTGGCCGAGCCGGCGCGTTCCCTGGTCGTGCTCGGGTGGGATCGGACGCTGGACCGCTGACGTGGCCCGCAAGCGCGACGATTCGGCCCTGTTCGATGTGCCAGTCAAGGGCCGCGGCCGCGTCGAGCGGGCCGTCGACGAGGCGGTCCGCAAGGCGCGCGGCGAGCGCACCATTGACGCGCTCGATTCAGGCATGGTGTCGCTGGCCCGGGCGTGCGCCCGGGCGGTCGACGTGGCCGAAGCGGGCCGGGACGTGTGGGCGCTCGCCCGTGCGGCCGGCGAGCTGCGCGAGACCCTCGTCCGGCTGCGCCTCGATCCGACGTCGCGGGGGCTGAGCCGTGACAGCATCGCCGATTGGCTCGCCGATCTCGCCCGACCGTCTACCGCGACCGACCCGGCCAGCGCCGGCGAGATGGGCGACCCCGCCGACCCCGGGTAGGTTGACGTTCGGCCCGCAGGTTGCGGCCCTGGCCGCCGGACTGGGCTGGCAGACGATGCCCTGGCAACGCCAGGTGGCCAACGTCGCCAACGAGATCGACCCGGCCACCGGGGAATGGGCCTATCAGACGATCATCGTTGAGGTCCAGCGGCAAGCCGGGAAGACAACGCTCACCGGGTCCAACGGTTGCCACCGCTGCCTGACCGGGCAGGACCGGGGAGTGTGGTACACCGCGCAGCGTCGCCAGGACGCGCGGGACAACTTCATGGCCCTGGTCAAGCGGGTCAAACGCTCGCCGCTCAAGCCGCCCCTGGTCAAGATCCGCGAGTCGAACGGCAGCGAGGGAATCACCTTCCCCACCGGCAGTGAGTACCGGGTGTTCGCCCCGACAGAGGACGCCTTGCACGGCAAGGCCACGCACATGGTCACCATCGATGAGGCGTGGGCGATCGATGAGCTACGCGGCGATGAGCTGGTCCAGGCGATCGTGCCCACGTTCGCCACCACACCCGGCCAGTTGTGGATCATCAGCGCCGCCGGCAATCACAAGAGTCAATGGTTCCGGGGGATGGTCGACACCGGGCGCCTCATGGTGGAAGCGGGCCGGCGTGACACCGTGGCCTACTTCGGTTGGGGCATCGCCGATGATGTCGACCCCGGGGACCTGGCCGCGCTAGCGCTCGCCCACCCGGGATGGGGGTACACGCTGCGCCCCGCAGGGCTGCTGGCCGCGGCCGCCACGATGAAGCCTCACGAGTTCGCCCGGGCGTACGGGTCCCGGTGGACCGGGGCGGCCGACCGGGCGATTCCGGCGCTGCTGTGGGCCGGCGCGCAGGACGTGGTCACCCCGATCCCGACCGGGCGGGCCCGGTGGGCGCTGGGCATGGACGTCGCGCTCGACGGTGAAGACGCCGCGCTGGTGATCGCGTGGCGCGACAGCGCCGGCATCGCCCATGTGGAGCTGGTCGACGTCGGGCCCGGTACCGCGTGGCTCACGCAGCGACAGATCGATCTGGTCCTGGCCCACGATCCGCTCGCGCTCGCCTATGACCAGTTCGGGCCCGCGGTTGCGGCCGCGGATGTGGGCCGGCGGGCCGGACTCGAGTACATGTCGACCGGCACCGATGAGTACACCGCGGCGTGCGCCGGATTCCTGGCCGAGCTGGTGGCCGGCACGCTCAAGTACCGGCCCCATCCCGCGCTCGACGCCGCCGCGGCGGCCGCGGCGAAACGGCTGGTGGGTGACCGGTGGGTGTGGGGCCGGCGCGCGTCCAGTGCCACGATCGCGCCCCTGGTCGCCGCTACCATCGCCCTATGGGCATTCGATCATGCGCCCCGGCACGAACCGTTCAAGATCCGGTAACCGGGTGAGCGGCAAGCGCCGGCGGTCCCGGACCGGTAAGGCGGTGGCGCACCGGGCGGCCGCGCTCGCCCCGTCACCGCCGCTGAGCCGTGGTGGCGCCACGCAACCGTTCAACCGGGTGGTCTGGCCCTGGGAAGGCGTCGCGGGGACCGCGCTGCTGTATCCATGGGAGTCGCTGCGCATCCCGGGAGTGGCCCGGGCGAGTCAGATCTACTCGGGCATGCTCAAACAGGCACCCATGGAATCATTCCGGGGGATCGATCCGGTCCAGCCGCGGCCGCGGCTGTTGGAAGAACCGGACCCGAACGAATCCCGCCCCTGGTTTGTGCAATGCCACGTCGAGGACTATCTATGGTCCGGGAATGCGGTCAACTACATCACGTCATACGGGTCGGATGGCTGGCCGGCAACCGTCGTGTGGCTGCCCGCGGCGTGGGTCCAGATCACCACGCCACCGCAGCGGTACGACGATCCCACGTACTACGTCAACGGCGTACAGATCGAGACATCGCGGGTCGTGCACATCAAACGGGGGGCCGACCGGTGGAACCCGGCCCGCGGCGTGGGCGTGATCGAGCAGCACTTGGCCACATTGGACCGTGCCGCGTTGGAGGAGGACTACGAACGCGATGCGCTGCGCAACGGGGCGGTGCCCAGCGTCGCAGTGATAACGCCGAATCCGCGGCTGGGCACCGACGAGGCCAACGAGGCAAAGGTTGCATGGCTGGACAAGTTCGGTCCGGCCAAACGGGAACCCGCCATCCTGCCCGCCGGTACCCAGGTGATCCCCCTCGCCTGGTCGCCCGAGGATGCGCAACTGACCCAGGCCCGCCAGATGACATTGGTGGACGTCGCTAACTGTTTCAACCTGGACCCGTACTGGTTGGGTGCCCCCGGATCCTCGCTGACCTACCGGTCACCGGGTCCGATGTATACCAACCTGTTGCGGGTGTCGCTGGAGCCGGTGCTCGCGGACTTCGAATCAATCTGGTCGATGAAATGGCTGCCGCGCGGGCAAAAGGTGCGCTTCGATCGGCTCGCGCTCACCCGCGACGATCTGCAAACCATGGTGGCCACGTTGACCATGGCGATCAGCGGCAACCCGCCCCTGATGACGCAGGCCGAAGCGCGCGTGATGCTCGGCCTACCCCCCACCGCGCCAGGTTTGACCACGGCACCCCCCACAAGCGAGCCGGCGCCGCCGGCGAATGTAGAGGAGTGAACCGATGACCGGCGCAGGCATCGTTATGGGTCCGGCGGCTGGCAACATGGCCAGGGAGCGGACCATCTTCCGAGCCGCACTCAGATTGTCCGATGTGGACACCACCGATGCGATGACCATGATGGAGGGTCGCGCGGCCCCGTACGGGGTGTGGACCAATCGAGGTTGGTTCATGGAATCGTTCGGGCCCGGACTGTTCGACAAGTCGATCAAAGAGGCGGCCGCGGCGCTGCCGCTGCTGCTGTGGCACGACGATCAGTTCTGGCCGATCGGCTCGGCCGCCAAGTGGACGTCTAAAGATGACGGGCTATGGGGCACCTGGTCGCTGGACCGGTCCGCGGACGCGCAACGCGCCGCACAGATGGCCAAGGATGGTCACTTGTCGTACCTGTCGGTCGGCTACCAGCCGATGCGATCCTCATGGACGATGACCGATATGGAGGAGTGGGACCCGGCCGATGCGGAGACACTCGATCGGGTGACACGGCAGGAAGCGAGACTAGTCGAAACGTCGCTGCTATCGACGCCGGCGTTCAAGGACGCCGTGGTGACGCTGGTCCGCTCGGGCGAGCGCACGACACGCCGGCGCCGCGCCGGCGAGGGCAACGGGCGGCCGCTTCTGGCCGAATGGCAGCGGTGGCGCGCTACCATCTAGATCATCTTCCATATGTGCCACGCCGCCGACCGCGCCGAGCCGCGCGCCGCTGGCCACGCCGAGCGTTCGCGCTCACCTGGCCGGCACCCGTAGCCCACCCGGGAGGCACCTGGCCGGGAAACCGTCCATTGTGCCTATCCAAAGGGGTGACTTCATGTCGAACGCCGTTCTGGCCCGGCTACAGCAGCAACGCGACGAGCAGATCACATTCGTCGATGGGATGTTGAGCCGCATCGACGCTGAGGGCCGGGACCTGGTCCAGGCCGAGCAGGACAATCTGACCGCGGCCCGCCAACGTATCGACGAGCTGGACAAGCAGATCAAGCCCATCGAAGAGTTCGAAGCGCGCAAGGCCGCATCCTCGGCGGGCCACCCGGTGCCCGCCGGCGGGGCCCGCACCGAACCGCGGAACCTGGACACCACCGGGTCCAGCCCGACGTACCGCAGTGCCGGCGCGTACCTGGTGGACTTCGTCGCGGCCCGCGGCCGCCCCGGTCAGGCCCCGGACGAGGCCGCACGCGCCCGCATCCAGAAGGCGGCCAATCAGACCACGCTCGACAGCCCTGGCCTGCTACCTGAGCCCGTGGTGGGTGAGGTGGTCAACGTCCTGGACGCCGCCAGACCGCTGATTACCACGCTCGGACCGCGGCCCATGGGCGGCATCCCCGGTACACAGTTCTCCCGACCCGTGGTCACGCAACACACGCGCGTCGGGAAGCAGACGGGAGAGAAAGTCGCCCTGCCGTCGCGAGCCATGAAGATCACCCCCGTGCCGTTCGTCAAGGAGACTCACGGCGGGTCGGTCGACGTGTCCCGCCAGGACATCGACTGGACCTCACCATCGGCATGGGACGCGCTGATCCGGGACCTGGCCGACATCTACGGCCTGGACACAGAGTTCGCTGTCTCGACCGACATGGCCACCCAGGTCACACAGACCGTACCGGCCGCAACGGACGATCTCAAAGGCATCGCCGATGCCCTATACGCCGCTGCGCTGCTGGCCTACCGGGGCGGGGCGGCCGCGGGCGAGCCGGCCGCGGGCAAGCTGCCTGACTACGTATGGGTGTCGCTGGACATGTGGGCACGCCTGGGCCCGGTGGTCGACGCCAATGTGCTCGCGTTCCCACCCACCGGCCTGGTCCCGGACACCGCGGGAGAGTCCAGACTGGACAGTTTCGCGGGCAATATCCTGCGCCTGCCCCGGGTGGTCGTGCCCACCTTCCCGGACGGAACGATCATCCTGGGCAACTCCGCACTGTGGGAGGTGTACGAGGAAGTCGTCGGCCTATTGACCGCGGTCGAGCCGTCACTGTTCGGTGTGGAGGTGGCCTACGGCGGTTACGTCGCGTTCGCGCCGCTCAACGCCGATGCGTTCGCCGCGATCACCCTGCCCGCCGCGCCGTAGGCCAGCGTGACCCTACCGATCCCGCCCTACGTCCAGCCCGGACCGCCGCCCACATTGGAGGAGGTCCGGGCCTGGTTGGGCGTGTCCGTGACACAGATCAGTAACCATGACTTGGAAGTGATCCGGGTCATGGAGCTGTCCAACCAGTGGCGGGAGTGCCGTGTCCCGCCCGAGCTGGCCGCCGCTGGGCTTTTGCCGCCGGATCTGATCGGCTCGGCGTACCGGCGTTGCGCCCGGTCGGTCGCGGCCCGCGGCATCCCGCTCGGGTACCGCCAGGGTGACGACGAATACGGGCCAATGCGCGTCACGTCGTGGGATGCGGAGATCTCCCGCATTGAGGGTCCACTTCGGAGGTTCGCGTTCGGATGAGCACCCGGCAACGCATCGTTGACGCCCTGGCCCAGGTCCCCGGGATCACGGCCACGCTTGCCCCGCCCGACGTGGGCGGGCCGGGCGCCGCGTGGCCCACCTGGACCGGGGCGGCGGTTGGCACGTACTGCGCGCTCATCGATACGTGGTGGGTCTATGTGATCCTGCCCAATCCGACGAAACTGACCACAGTGGAGGCCAGCGACCCGCTCATACAGGCAGTGTGGTCGGCTCTGCTCGACGTGGGCGACGTGTCGGCATGTGACACCGCCCGGATTTCTGATGCCGACCCGGCCGACTCGACCGCGTTGCCGGCCCTGCGTTTCACGATGACCACGACCGGAATGGGAGCAAGGACACCATGACACAACCAGGCATCGTCGTCGAATCGAAGTTGAAGACTGGCACGCTCAAGTTCGGCCCATCCGGCGCTCAAGTCGAGTTCGCGTGCCAGGCCACCAACGTCACGATCTCATCGACGTACACCGAGGACGGCGAACCGGTGGAAGTGTTGTGCGGCACCAATCTCCCCGCACCGACCACCGTGCAGAAGGTATTGAAGATCACCGCCATTCAGGACTTCGACGATCCCGATGGCTTCATGCGCTACATCCGCCAGCGCGAACTGACCGAAGTCGACTTCTCGTGGCAGGCCAGCCCCGCCGCTGAGATCGCGTCCGGCAAGGTCCAGGCACGCCTAGGCGACTGGGGAGGCGACGTCAACAAACGTCTGACCACGGCGCCCGAGATGCCCATCGTGACGTTGACCTGGACCCCGCCGGCGCCGCTGGCGACCCAGGCGGCCGCCGGTGTACCTGGCGACTGGTACCCGCCCGGGGCGCAAGCGCCGCTGAGCTGGTCCGCCCTGCTCACGTCGGGGATCGAACCAATACCGCCGGCGCCGTGGGCTCCGTACACATACGTCACGCTCGCGGACGGGTCACCGGTGTACTGGACCGGGGAAGAGTGGGCGATCGGCCCCGCACCAGGGCTGGCCCGGGGCGCCACGTACGGGTTCCCCGGCCAGTGGACGCCTGCCGGGTCGTTCCCTCCCCAGGACTTGGACGCGCTGATGATCGCGGACATCACCCCCAGTCCGGTCGGTCCGTGGCCCACCGGTTCGTGGGTCGAGCTGGGCGACGGCACAGAAGTGTCCTGGGATGTCGACGCGCGGTCTTGGCTGCCCGGTACGGCCCGATGATGACCACCGTGGAGATGGTCGGTGTGCTGCCCCTGGTGGCCAGCCTGAACGCCGCCGGCGCCGCTCTGGAGGACCTGAGCGAGGTCAACGGCCAGGCCGCGGGGATCGTCCAGCAGACCGCGGCCGCGGCCGCCCCGCGCCGTTCGGGACGGCTCGGCTCAGCGGGCCGGGCGACCGGCACCGCCCGGGCCGGCATCATCACCTTCGCCGCGGCCGCCCAGGCGTATGCCGCGGTGGTGCACTGGGGATGGGCGCGCCGGCACATCATCCCGAACGAGTTCGCCAGCGAAGCCGCCCAGCGTTCACAACCGGTGTGGCTGCCCCTGTATGAGACGGCGGTGGCCGACATCGTCGCCACCGTGCACGGCGCACCCCACTAACGGAGAGGAACATCGATGCAACCTGGTACGACGTGGGAGATCCCGCACCCGGCCACGCTGACCATGGCCGAGCTGGACGACATCATGGAGGCCACCGGGGTCGACGTGCAGGCCCCCGGCGCCACCGTGCGGCCCGGGAAGGTGCTGGCCGCCATCGTGGTCTGGTCCCGCCGCAACGCCGGCGAGATCCTGGACCTGGACCAGGTGTACCGGACGCTGACCATGGAAAGCGTGCGATTCAGCGTGGACCCTACGCTGCCGGCGCCGCCGCCCGGGTGAAACTACGCGTGGCCCTTGCCTATGCCTGGCACTGCTCGCCCGCGGACTTGCGCCACATCACCCTGATCGAGGCCCAGGCCATGATCCAACTACTCGAGTACGTATCGACGACCACCGACGAGGCCGGGAAGGGGTGAGCGGCAGTGGCCGGGCCCGCGATCCTAAAGATCGAGATACTGTCCGATGCCGCTTCGGCAGTGACCGGGCTGGACAAGACCGGTCAGTCCGCGCTGCACGCCGCCGGCGACGTCGACAAATTGGGCGCCGCGATGACCTCGGCCGCGGGCAAGTCCACCGACATGCACCGGGTGGCCGACGCGGTCGATGAGGTGGGCGGAAAGGCGGACAAGACACAGCGTGGCCTGAATGACCTTTCCGGCGTGTTCGATCTGCTCGGCCAATCGGCCCTGGGTGATCGGCTCGGCATCGTGTCCACCGTGTTGGAAGCGGCCGCCGGCGCCGCTGACCTGTTCGCGGTGGCCCAGTCGTTGCTTACGGTGGCCAATCTGAAAGCCGTCGCGTCCACAGTGGCCCACACGGCGGCCATGGCCGCGTACGCCACCGCGTCCGCCGTGGTGCGCGCGGCAACGATCGCGTGGACCGCGGTGCAATGGCTGCTGAACGTGGCACTGTCGGCGAACCCGATCGGGCTGGTCATCATCGCCATCGCTGCCCTGATCGCCATCGTGATCCTGGTCATCAAGAATTGGGACACGCTCAAACGGGTGACGCTCGACGTGTGGGCGGCCATCTGGGGCGCGATCAAAACCGCCTGGCAGTGGCTACAGGTCAACGTCTTCGACCGCATCGTGTTCGCTATCAATGTCAATATCGCGGTGTTCAAACAGTTGTGGGCCACCGTGCAGGACGTATGGAACAAGATCGTTGCCGCGCTGTCCAACAATGTGCTGACCCGCGCGATCGACAGCGTGATCAACTCGATCCGCTCGCTCATCGACTGGTTTAGCAAGCTCAAGTTCCCCAGCCTGCCCAGTTGGGTAACGGACCTGAACCCGTTCGGCACCAACGCCGCTATCACGTTCGGCGCGCCCCCGCCGGCACCCGGCCCGTTCGGACCGTTCGACCAACCGCCGCCGGCGACCGGTGCGGCCAGCCTGGTCCGGCGGGTCACCACGCCCAACCTGGTCGTGAATGTGTACCTGGACGGTAAGCCGGTTACCGGGATCGTGCAGAAGGCGATCACTGCCGCGATGGACTTCGACGGCGCGAGGATGGCGGCCGGGTCGTGGGCGCCCGGGTGGGTGATCCCGTGAGTCTGACCGTCGCGATCGTCAATACTGCCGAGGATGCGGTACAGCTCACCATCACCGGCTCACCGTCGCCGTACTTCGATATCGATTGGCAGGACGGTACCGCGGTCGAACGGGTCGACTCGGATGGGCTGTCCACAGTGGTGGGTCACGTCTACCAACGGCCCGGGCACCACACGTATGCGATCACCGTGCAGGACTACCGCCCGCCGGCCGCCGCAACGTTGCAGGATCTGTACGAGCTGTTCCCCGAGGATCTGCTCACACCCAACCAGCAGTCGATCGAGGTAAGCGCCGCGGGATGGGCCGCGATGGCAAACACCACCATTGCCCGATCGACCGCACAGGCCCACGCTGGCAGCGCGAGCTTGCTCATCACGTCACTGGCGCTCGACGTCGGTCTGTTGCCGGAGCTACCCCCGGGCAGCGGCCCGACCGGCATCGGGATCACGGCCTGCCGCACCGACAACCCACAGTTTGTCGATGGCGTGGTGGGTGGTCAGCCGCACATCGTCCAGGCATGGTTCAAAGCCGGGAACCCCAATCGGGTTATCGTCATACAGATCGACTGGTTTGACAGTGACAATGTCTTCCTCGGGAGCGCGCCCACCCACCAGATTTCCACCATCCCAACGGCCTGGACAGAGTGGCGGCAGACCGTTACCCCGCCGGCCGCCGCTACGCGATGCATCCTCTATCCGTACTACTCGGCCACCGTCGCCGGTGAAACCCAGTACATGGATGACGTCCACGTGTGGGAGGCGACCGCCGCCGCCCCGGGCACCCTGGCCACGATCGCCACCACGTTCGCCACGCTGAACGACATCAGCAAAACGTCCGACATCGTTACCGTGCTCGCCACGGTCAACGTGGGTCCGGCAACCATCTGGGCAACCGTGGTCGCGGGTGAGCCCGTGCCAGTGATCCGGCTGGAGACCTATGTCCGCGATGCCGGCGACGTCCTACAGTGGACAGTGAGCCGCATCGCCCAGGGCCAGCCAACGTCGACCATCTATCTGGGCACATCGACGATCTACGCGATCACGCTGTTCGATTACCTGGCCCCGCTCGGCGTGCCCGTCCAATACACGCTCACTGTCACCCATTTGGACTACAGCACCGACATTGTCTGGTCCAACGTGGTCACGATCACGGGCACCGTGGGTTGTTACCTCACCAACCCTTACTCGGGTGCCACGCTCGCGGTCGAGCTGCAAGCCTGGCCGTCGCGCGCCCGGGCGCCACGGCGGGCCCTGCTGGACGTGCTGTCCCGGCCCGATCCGGTGGCCCTGTCTGATGTCCACTCCACTCCCGCCGGCGCCTGGACGTTCGTCACCCGGACCGATCTTGCTACCGCCACGCTGGTCGAGCTGCTCACGGCGTCATCGTTCGCCGCCCTGCGGTCGCAACCGGGTAGCTCGATCGCGTCGGTCATGGCATCCGTGGGTGCCGTGGTCGAGAACCGGTACAGCAGCCACGCCGGCGACCCGCGGCGCCTGGTCGTGGTCGAGGTCCAGGAGATCGCCAACATCCCCGGTACGGCCCTACCCCTCGCATCGACCCTGCTCGGGCTGTCCACCCTGGCCGGCACCCTGGCCGAACTGTCCGAGCTACGTCAGACACTTCTACAGCTGAGCCAGATCACGACCGGTCCCGCGGCGGTGGCACGTGCGGTCAACGTCTAGCGCGTGGCGGACCATGATCCGCTACTCGCACCCGGTGGTCACGGTCGTTGAGTCGTGGCTCGGCTCGACCCGCCTTTCCGGTGCGGTCCCGCTCACCGCCGGCCGGATCGACGCGGACGACTCAGGCACCTTGAAACGGCGCCTCACGGTCACGGTGCCGGCCCGCACCCCGGACGGTAAACGGTGGGACCCCGCCGGCGACCCCACAGCGCCGCTCGCGGCCTACGGGCAACGGTTGCGGGTACGGACCGGCATCGCCTACCCCGACGGCGGTATGGAGCTGCTACAGATGGGCTGGTACCTCATCACGGAATGGACCCGGGACGAGGAAGAGCAGACCGTGGCCGTGGTCGCGGCCGACCTGGGGCTGTTGATCTCCGATGCACGGTTCCACGTAGCGCAGACGCCGCCGGCGGGGGCCACGTTCGCCAGCGAGTTTCACCGCCTGGTCGGGGGCATCCTGCCGTCCACCGTGGATCCTGCCCTGGTCGACCGGGCGGTGGCGCCCACCGTGGTTTGGGACCGGGATCGGGACCAGGCCCTCACGGAGTTGTGCGACGCGTGGCCGGCCCGCTGGTATGTCGACGACGCCGGCGCCGCCCACGCCGCCCCACCGTACCCCCCGGTCACCCCGACCACGCCGCCCGACATCACGCTCACCGATGGGCTTGACGGGACGCTGGTCACGCGGCAACGCAAGGCGCAGCGAACGGCGATCTTCAATCAGGTCGTGGTGGACGGCAAGGCCACTGATGACGCCACGCCGGCGCCGCACGCGGTGGTCCAGGTGACCGCGGCCGGGTCGCCGATCCTGCCCACCGGCCCGTTCGGGGCGCGTCCCCAGTTCTACGCATCCGACGCGATCACCACCCAGGCCCAGGCGGACGAGGCCGCGGCCGCCCTGCTGGTCCGCTACGCCTCCGTAGGCCGGGCCGAGCAGATCACTTGCGTGCCCGACGCGTCGGTCGAGCTGGGCGACGTCGCGCGGGTCTACACCCGCGATGGTGACGTGTTCACCGCTCGCGTAGTCACGCTGTCCCTGCCGCTGACCGCGGCCGCCGGCCCCATGGCCCTGGGCCCGTCCCTACTGCCTGGGGGTGACATCTAAGTGCCCACCGTCGCCGAAGTGCTAAACCGGCAACCACGCTCCCGCGGGGAACGCCACTACACCGCAACCGTGATCGACCGCGGCCCACCGTCCACTGTGGCCCTCGATCCGGGTGGCGCCCGCACGCAGGCCATCCCGCTGTTCGACCTGGTCCACGTGGAGGGCACACGTGTGCTCGTTCTGGTGACATCGTTCGGTAACTATGTGATTGGGAGCATCTAGTGAAGACAACCCCCATCCTGAACATCCCGTACCCGGAGCCGGGCGACAACACCCGCACGTGGGAGTACTGGCAGGCCCAGGCCGAACGGATCGAGGCCATCCTCACCGCGCCCGGCAAGTGGGCACATCTGGGGCTGTCCGGCCCGGGGACGATCGTGGGTGGCGCGGCCGCGGTGGCGCTCGGCTGGCAGATCGACCTTGCCGGATCGTCGCCTTGCAACGTCGTGGGCGGTGGAATCACGTTCCCCCAACCGGGCAACTACGAAGTCTCCTACCGCATCGGGATGGTGTTCTCTGTCGCCCCGGGGGACGGTTACACGTCCCTGCTGCCCATGGGCGGGGCGGTCATCCCGCACGGCACGGGAACCAACAACTTCAGCCGCTTGACCGGCATCGGGGAAGCCTGGACGATCGTGCCCCCGGTGGTGGTCAACGTACCGGCCGCGGGTGGCGGGTTCAGCGTGTTCATGTCGTGCACTCAGACCATCGGACTCTGGTCGGCCGACTCAGCCAAGTCATGGATGACGATTCGCTCACTCGGCACGGTCCTGTAAACGCGCGAGGGGCCAATGCCCGTCGGCATCGGCCCCTCATCGGTAGGGGTGAACCCCTCGCTTACCCCTCCGTCTTGGCCGTATCCGTCTTAGCCTGCTCGGCCGCCTTGCGCTTGGCCGCCGCGCGCTTGCCGAAGACACCCAAGATCAGAAAGCCGATCACGATCGCGGACAGCCACGGGTGGCGGACGATCGTGTTGAGCGCGTTGACGTTGCTGCGAACGTCGCCGACGTCGCCCGCTAGAAAGATCATGTTCATGGTGAGGGGTTCCCTTTCCGGCCCCGCCACGGTGGCAGGCCGAGCCGCAACGGTAGCCGTGTTTTGCCTGGTCAGAAGGCATGGCGTGGTCCGGATCACACCAGTTATATAATTGAGCTCGATTGATGTCTCATATGGAGGGGCCACTCGTGGGGCTGGCCCCTCGCCCGCAAGGGGCCACACTTGCGGCCATTCATGGCAGGCGTATCGATCCCCTGGTCACTTGTGGACACTGCTCTGTCCGGGTATCGTCCGTTTCCGCAGGTCAACGCGGTCGATGGGTCTGACTCACCACATAGTGCAGAGAGAAAGATCATCGGCTTCTGACCTGCGCGAATGAAGATCAGCGCAGCGTTGAGGGGCCACGTTCGGGTGTCGAGGGGCCACCACTCTTACGGGTGGTGAGTGTCCCACTACCGCGCGTAGGCGTTGAACGCTCACGAAGCGGGAGGCAACCCATGGCAAGCATCGAAGAACGCAAGAACGCGGACCTGTCGGTCACGTACCGGGTCCGGTGGCGCGAGCGCGACGAGTCCGGGCGTCCGGCCCGCCGTACGGTCACGTTCTGCACGGCTGACCACCAGGACCAGGCCGCGGCACTGGCCGAAGCGTTCGCCGAGCTGCTCGCCAGCACCGGGGACCGGTGGCCCACCGGGGCACAACTGACCGCGGCCGGATTCGCGTTCATGGTCGAACCCGAGCCACCCACGCCGGCGCCGCCGGCCGCCGGCGCGATGAGCGTCACGGACATGGTCCTGGCCTACGTGGGCACTCGCCGGACCTCGAGTTCGCGGCCGATCACGGCCCGCACCCACCGGGACTACGTTGCCCACATCCGCCGCTATCTGGCCGGCGAGCCGCTCGGCCAGCGCGACTGCACCGACCCGGCCATCGTCTGGGCGGACGTCGAAGCGTGGCAGGCCGAACTCATGCGCGCGGCCCGCCCGGGCGGCCGCCGGCCCCTATCGAGCACCTCGGCCCTACAGCTACGCGCCAACCTGCTGGACCCGGCATTCAAGTGGGCCTGCGGGCCGAAGTCGACCCCGGACGGGCCGATCCGGACCGCGGCCAACCCCTGCGCATACGCGGACAAGCCGAGCAAGGCCCCGGTACCGGTCCGGGCCATCCTGGCGACCCCGGACGAGTACGCAGTATTCATCGAAGTTGCTTATGCCGTCGATCCGAACTGGGCAGACATGGCGATTGCCACCGCTGCCATCGGCGCCCGCTTCGGCGAGATCACCCAGCTACGCCCCGACGCGATCGTTGCCGGCCGAAGTGAGCTGGTCATCACCGAACGATGGACCGGATGGGAGGTCGAGCAGGGCGATAAGAACGAGCACCGCCGTACCGTTCCCGTGCCCGAGCTCGTGATGGAAAAGATCATCCTGCCGCGGGTGTCGCGACGCGACCCGTTCCTGTTCGCTGGCCCGGGCCGCGGCACCCGGTGGCGCCAGTGCAGCTCACAGGACCGGTGGTCAAAGGTGCGCGACGCGCTCACTGCCCGGGGGATGGCTCGGCACCTGACGCACCATTGCCTGCGCCACTCCTACCACACGTGGCTTACGTCGACCGAAATCAATCAGGAGAAGATCGCGCTTGCCATGGGTCATAGCACGGGGACGATGGGCGCCCGGTATACGCAACTCACCGAAGTCGACAAGGCCCAGATCAGGACCGCGCTCGCGCCTCTGTTCGCTACACTGACCGCGCTCGCCTGACACCTGCGAGTCGGGCCCGGCAAGCCGCGCCGCTCTTGGGTTGCCTCCCTGAACCGGCGCTGCCCGGCCCTTGCGTGTTCCCTGTTGCTGGCCCCCCCCGATGGCGCCCCGTACCCCCGTGCGGGAGTCCTCAACCCGGGCGGGGGCCAGCCCCCTTCCACGGCGTGCAAGGCCAATCATGGCCGGCGAA